GGCGAGGTCACCAGAAAGTGACCCCTCTTTGGCCAAGCGCCGGTTAGGCTCTTGGTCCGTGAAACCGATCATTCCATAAGCAGCGTTAAGGCCATCTCCGAAGAAATGGCCTGCAACTTCACGCTGCTCCAGGAGATCATAGAATGCACCGCGAAGGGCCTGTTGAGCGTATTGCATGCTCGTGGGCTCGATCGCGATGATTCGTGGTGTCTTGAGCGTCTTAGGGACAAGAGTAACCTTCACAGGTCGCTCTTTCCCGGGTTCGAGGAAGTGGAAATCGGGTCTGCTCGGATCCTGATACATCTCTGTATCAGAATACCGAGCATTCGGTATAGCATAGCTATCCCAAGGGAAGCTATGGTTCAACCTCTCAGGCCACTCTGACAGATCGTACTTCGCGTTACCGCGGAGCCGATCAGCAGTTGCGCCTGGACCGTGCTTCGGCAACAGTTTTTCTGAGACGAGCAATCGCTCGACCTCATTAAACACATTGCCGAAAATGTGAAAAGACATAGCAGACAGCTCGTTAAGAGCCGCCATGCTAGTTTCTTCATCCTTTTCACCCACTTCCTTCTCACACTTGAGATACTCTAGTACAGCTTTGCGTTTCCGCGCTTCTGTACAGTCGATCGCTACCTTACCGAACATCAACGTGAGTTGACGTACGGCTCGAATGCAATCGATATTCGGGTTCTCAAGCAACCTACCTGTTTTACGGTCGAAGACTTGACTGGTCATACCCTGCAGGAATGCAGGGATTGTACCCTCGTGAACTTTCGCGTAACCGCGAAACGAGAGAGAGTCAATGAAACCTAGGTCGAGACTTCTTTCGAAGTCTTTTCCAAAGGTAGGGAGCGTAATCGTGAGAAACGATACGCCCTCTGTCTTCGTCCGCCAGAGGAGCTTTTTATAGTCCTCTGTGGTGCTTGTGCGACACCATGTAGCCAGTTCTTCGGCTACATAACGCCAAAGCAATTCCAGGCTTTTCATGTTCCCTGCCTTTCTTGGAGGTGAACAGTCCCGGCCGATGCTTGCTGGAGTGGGAGGAGGGTGCGTCATTGAACCCCCCTCCCATCCATAACCCTCGCTGGACAGTCTCTTGGTTAGCTTTCGCCACCAATGAACTTAGTCCAGTTAGCGTTGGTTGCTGCCGACATGTTACCAGTAAAACCGGTAATCATGTTAAGCTGTTCTGTGACCGTGAACCCAATTGGCGGCACGTCGAGTACGAAGTAACACGACATGCTGTAATTGAGGTTCTGGGCCGCATTCAGCGGATCAGGCGCAACCTTCTTGTAATCGACACGAGCGGTCCGTCGGTTTCGCTTCCCCTCAATCTGAACGAGGGAATACTTAACCAGACCGTCAGACGTCTTAAAGACGCCTTGACCCAGACCTGACCCAATGCGGGGCAGTGTAAGGGCCGTGCCGATTGTGAGGGACTGTGGATCAGCAAACATCGTACACCTTGACTTCCCGCTTATGCGGGCGGTTGAGTTGAATGGAATAGCTTTTGCCATCCCACTGATGCTAGAATGCTCTGGATAAACCCAGAGCAACGATCACTGCCTGTTGGGTCGTTGATAGACCGTTCCAGGCAAGACCGAACCCATATGGTGACGACCGCCAGCGCATCTTCACGCTTTCGGTTTGCGTAAAGCGGGAGTAAAACCCCGCTGCTCGCACGCTATTACCAACTGAAACGTAGTCTCGTGAAGACTCGTTACAGT